CCGACCTGTCTCGCACCAGGAATGATCTTTGGAAGGTAGTTCGCGATATCCGCAAACTCTGCTTTACCTTTGTTCAAGGTTGCAAATAATACATCGTAGACTTTTGTCGCGTCCTGGATGCCCGTCGAACCCATGATATTGGTCGCTGCATCGGCTGCGATTCCTGCCTCTGTAAAACCTGCTTTTGCAGCCTTTAACGTAGGTTGCAACGTGGCGAGTGATGTTTGCACGTCAAAACCTGCTGATATGATCGCATTGAAGGTTTCGGGCACATCCATTAAGTTACCCGTGTTTTGTCCACCAATCTCCAGGAGCTGATCGCTAAGCTGCCCGAGTTCCTTTTTTGTGAGCTGTGCCGTTACGTTTGCCTTGTTCATACTGTTCACCCATTCGCTCGCCATCTGGGTGGACTGGTAAAAGGCGGTACCGAGCAGCACAACGCTTGCGATCACGGCTGCAATTGGACTTTTTAATGCTCTGATCACGGCATCCAGTCCGGGGATTTCGGATGCGATGCCGTCGAATACCTCCGAAAAGCTATCCCTCAGCTCCCTGATCTTTAATTTCATTTGGTTGACGTTCTTTTTTAACGTCTCCCGTGCACCGCTCAGCCCAGCTTTTATTTTGTTTTTTAGCTCAAGCAACAGTTCCAGTTTGGTTTGTCCGTTTGCCATATTTTTTAATTAAAATAATGTGTATATTTGTATGTGGGCTTAATAGGATGCCTTCCTATTTCGCCCCGACCCAAAAAGCAGTAGTTTACTACTGCTTTTTGCTTTTAAAGAAGTTTAAAATATCTTCCCTGGTGTATTTTGTCAACTTGTCTTTCACGTCTATCATCCAAACTTCTTTGATGCTTTCTGTGGCATTTACCTGACCTTTTAACACTCTTTTCAAATCCTTTGGACTTTCGCCTGTCAACTTTATACAGATGATATCGGACTGATTTTTTCCTTTTCGCAAAAGTTCTTTTATCGATGCTGTTGTATTGGCAGTACTGGTCTTAAACTCGACGATATCTTTTCCATTCACGATCGCATCGGGATTGACATTTTCCTTTGCTCCTGGAGGCATCACAATTTCACGCAATGCTTTTGCCCATCCCGATTGCGGGTTGATCTCAGGAAGGAAAACAACCTTATCTCCAGTGTTTGCAATGACCTTTGCCATGCTGATCTCGCTATCATAATCATTGCCTGTTTTATTGTGCAGCACATTGTCCCACACGTACCCGCCTTTTTTGCCGTTGCTGATTTTTTCGTACAGAAACGGATTATTATTGTCCGCTGCCTTGATCACATTTTCGGGCAATTTTTCAAAGTATGGGTGATCTTTCGGAAAGATCAATCCTGTCTTTGCCAGATTGGTTTGAAACATTTTTGGCACATCAGTCGGTAGTATGATATCCTTAGGATCCGTCACCTCATCACCAATGCTCTGCTCTACATCACAGCGACAGCCCCAACCATTTGGAGTAAAGTATTTATCCCAAAATACATCACCAAAAGGACGTGTGACACCATCGAGCAACTGATGTGATGGTCTTACATTTCCATCACCGACGGTACGATAGGTCAAGTTTGGCAGCGCATCTTTTTCCGCTTCATATTGAACCCATCGGCTCGCCATTTGCGCAGATGCGATTGCTGTATTGTATTCGATCGGTGCATATCTTTTGCTATAGTCTGTATTGATCCGCTTTGCGATATCTTCCCATTCCTTGAATGGCAGGATCTTACCTTCGTTGTCATACAGCGCGGCTGTTGTTGCTTTTAGCTGCTCATGACATTTAGCAAAAGAAAATTGGTAAACGTTCTGCTGTAGGTGTCGGATCTGCTGTGCGTCCGGACTGTCCCAGGCAACATCAAACAATTTATCTTTATAGCCATCTGACACGGCAGCCGTAAAATGCGCAGCTACTTTTTTGGCAATGTTGGTGGCATTCTTTTTTATGGATCCACCGACATAATATTTTTTGATCAGTTTTTCAATTTCCTTATCTATTGAAAAATTTGGCGCGCCGTCAGCCTTCGCATGGAAACCACCGCATTTTGGGCATGTTTGACTGTATATTTCGTCAAGCTTCTTTTTGGTAATTACCTGCCCTGAGCTATCAGGGCTTAGTCGAAAAAACCGTTTGTCCTTCCTTCCATTTTTGCAGTTGTTGCACCAGGTGCGGGCAATGTTTGCGGTGCTATAACTCTTTTACCAGTGATCGGGAAATTGAAAGTACTGCTTAACCAATCGTTGTCGATATCAAAGCCTAACTCAATCGCTTTTGATATGATCGTCCAGTGCTCGTTTAACGTCAATGCCTCGGTACGGTCAAATACAAACTCATCTGTTTCTGAAAAAGGCAGACCGAACGCACGAAGCACATTCATGATCTTTTTATTGAATGCAAACTCGGCTTTTTTCTTATCGCGCTCAGTCAGGATCTGCATGGTGTTTTCATGGACATTGCCCTGTGATCTGGACGATCCGTTGTCCGATATCATGGTGCCACCATTGATGCGTTTCGATATCTGTTCATCGGAGTACTCCAGTTGTTTTAAGAAAATATTGTAAGGATCTCCCTTGGTCGCTGTGTCTTTGATATCGATCGTGGTGCCTTGAGGGAAAACAGCCTGCGCAGCTTTACCCAATGCTTTGAGCATCGCTTCAATACGGGCAATCTCTTTTTTATCCCTGGTCATGGTTGTCGCCGTGGTTAACGGGATTCCAAACTTTTCAGAAAAAAGAGCCCATGCCTGGCGTGCATTTTTTTTCCAGATCAGATCCGGGACGATATCATTGAGCAACCCGAATTTATCTCGTGATTTGACAACAATGATGGTATCTTTAAATGCAGGATCTGTGATATCTATTCCCTTGTCCCCACTTGCCTCAAATAGATAGATGTTTTTCTGAGGTATAAAGTTTCTTCGCGGTAATATATCATAGGTGCCCAGTACCGGATCGGTGATCTGTAAAATAGTATAACCATAAAATATATGGTCGACCAGATCCCCGATTAGATCGAAGATCCACTCTTGTTCAATGAGTTTTGTTTTTACAGGATCTTCCTTACTGGTGATCGAATCACGTATGTAATATCGATTTCCTTCCGTTGATCCCCGACGGATATCCATCTGTGATCCTAGATGTCCATCCGGACGTAGATACTCGTATAGATCCTGCAACATGACCCATTTCGGATTCTCTGCATTGTCCGCTGCATCCAACGCCTGTCTCCAGGTCTGGATGTCTTTCTTACTTCTGTCGGTAAACTCCAGCGCTAATTGATTAATAATCGCAAAGTCTGAATTTTCTGATCGCTTGCCGGCTAGTGCAACAGGATAAGATCTGCCTATTTTTGAGTTAAACATCTTTTAAATTTGTTTTAAACGTTTATTAAAATTTTTACCAATCGTGATTTTCGGGTGGACTCTGTGACCAAATCCGGATGTCTCCTTCATTTTCTTCGGACAATATTGTCGGTAGATCTGTAGGTATATTTCCAAGACTTGCCTCTGTCAGCCATTCGATCGCATCCTGATAGTTTAACTTGCGATGTTCCGGTATATCACGGCTTCCTGTTTGCGAGTACAGATGATAGAGCGTGATATCAATGAAAATATTGATGATATATTGATCCCTTGGATCTTCATCTCCAATTTTTGGTAGAAAGATTGTTTCACAGTCAAAACGCCCTGCAAGTCTATTTCGGATCTGCGCCCGTGCTACGGCCTCTGCCTTGAGTAATTTTTTGTTGGTGGCCAGTTCTGGTGTGGATCCATCCAATAGTTTTAATATTTCGGACTTGATTTTAAAATCATAGTCCTCATCGTTTAGAAATCTTGCCATATTAGTAACTGTTATCTTCGTAAGTATCTCTTTGTATGATCAGCGGCTCAAATGATTCGATGAACGTTTTTTTGTCCAGCTCTTTGAACCCAACGGCTATGGCATCTGGCCCATCATCGTTTGTGCCGGATCCTTTTTCGAAATCATAGAACTGATCAAGGGTGACAATCTGATCAGAGTTGTCCTTTTCTTTAATATTCCAGAATACCCATCTGCGTAAGAACCTGCCCAGAATGCTTTCGATATGGTTATGCTTTTCGCCGTACTTTTCTTTATTGGCTACAACCGGAATGTAATAGCCTCTGATATCACCTTCTGCATCAAAGTCACTTACAAATTCGTCCTGCGCAAACAATCCGTCGATCAGGTAATCGATATTATGCTTGAACAGCTTTCTGTCTTCGTATAGGTCATAGAGCCATATTGCTACTTCGGTACGGCTAGTCTGCCTCAAAAAGCAGTGG